TGCACCTGACCCTCTGTACGGGTTGCCGGGCTCGCGGGTTCCCGGCCCTGAGGTGGTCGTGAGCGCGAGATTTCGGGTGCCGCCAACCTCGTTGGGGTCGGATGTGGCAGCGTGCCTCTGAGCCACTCAACATCGCTGCTCAAATCACGTTTTCCCAGCTAAAAGCACGTCTATGTGTGACAGAATTGGGCTGTGGCGGTCGAGTGGAAGTGCCAGGAGTCGACGTGCGGTGGTCCGCTGCGCGCCTCGGCGAGGAGCGTGACGAAGTACTGCTCGGCGAAGTGCCGCCAGCGGGCGAGTCGCCGCCGGCGCGCGGTCCCCGCTGAGCTGTCTGCCCGGCCGCGGTGGGTGCGCCGCTCGACTCGGAAGGCTCCGCTGACCACTGAGGGGCGTGCGGCGTCTTCGACGGACTCCACCACGTGGACTTCGCATGCTGCTGCGAGCCGGTCGAAGGCCGGCGCGGGCCTGGGGTTCGTGCTGAACGGCGACGGCGTGGTGTGTATCGACCTGGATGACTGCCTGGACGGCGCCACGGTGGCGCCGTGGGCCCAGGACATCCTCGACAAGCTTCCCCCGACATGGGTTGAGGTCTCGCCGTCACGGCGTGGCCTGCACGTGTGGGGATTGGCCGACTTCAAGGGCGGCCGGAAAGTGCGAGCAGGCGGCCGGAAGATCGAGGTGTACGGCGACATGCGGTACATCGCGGTTTCCGGGTCGACGTTCGGCGGTGCGCCGAAGCGGCTCGCGGACATCTCCGAGGTGATCGCCTCGATCGTGTAGCACCTCCCGACACGGGACGTGCTACGTCCCGACATGGGAGGCAACACATGGGGCGCAATGGCCCGGTTCCTAAGCGTGCGGCGGAACGCCGGCGCCGTAACAAGCCTGAGGGCGGCGAGGTCACGTCGGTGGCCGTGTCGTCTGTCGTGGTGGAGTGCCCGCCGGCGGATCCGCTGTGGCATCCGATCTCGCGTGACTGGTATCAGTCGCTGGCCCGCTCTGGTCAGGCGGTGTTCTACGAGCCGAGCGACTGGGCGACGGCCCGGTACGTCGCTGAGGCGATGTCCCGGGGCCTGGAGTCGTCGCGGTTCTCGGCACAGCTGTTCGCGGCGGTGTCGTCGGCGATGACCGAGCTCCTGACGACCGAGGGCGCCCGCCGGCGGGCCCGGTTGGAGATCGAACGCGGCGCTCCGAAGGATGAGCAGCCCGCGGAAGTGACGGCGCTGGATGACTACCGCGCCGCCCTCGGCGGGCGCTGAGGGCCGGATCGATCTCGACGCGCTCGAACCCATCCGCATCGGCCCGACGTGGCAGCGGGACCCGGACCACCCGTCGGGGTGGCTGCTTCCGGAGCTGACGCTGGGCTGGCACGCGGTGATGTGGCAGGCGGAGAACCTGCAGCACTCCAACGGCCGGCCATGGCGGTACACGCCCGAGCAACTGCGGTTCATCTTGTGGTGGTACGCGGTCACTCCAGACCTGCGCTGGGTGTACAGGGACGGCGTCCTGCAGCGGCTCAAGGGCTGGGGCAAGGACCCGGTGGTGGCGACGATCGGCGCCACGGGGTTCGTCGGCCCGACCCGCCCGGACCGGTCCGGGAGGACGGTGCGGGACCCGTGGGGGAACGAGCACCCGGCTGGGGTGCCGCACCCGGAGGCGTGGGTGCAGATCGCCGCGGTGTCGAAGGACCAGACCCGCAACACAATGACGCTCTTCCCCGGGCTGTTCACGAAAGCGGCGATCGAGCGCTACCAGATCGACCTCGGCAAGGAGATCATCTACGCGCACAAGGGCGCCCAGCGGATCGAGGCCGTCACGTCCTCGCCGCGGGCTCTGGAGGGCGGCCGGCCGACCGAGACGATCCGCAACGAGACCCACCACTGGCTGTCCTCCAACGAGGGCCACGAGATGGACGCGGTCATCGACCGCAACGCGGTGAAGTCCGCGGACGGCATGTCCCGCGCGCTGTCGATCACCAACGCGCACATGCCAGGCGAGGACTCGGTTGCTGAGCGCGCCCGCGACGCCTACGACCTGATCCAGTCGGGCCGGTCGAAGGCCACAGGCCTGCTGTACGACTCGCTGGAAGCTCCGCCTGAGGCGCCGTTGTCGGCTGAGGCCGCGCCGCGGGTGGTCGAACTGGTGCGGGGGGACTCGCACTGGCTGGACATCGAACGGATCGTCCAGGCGATCCTCGACCCGCGGAACCCGCCGAGCCGGTCGAGACGGTTCTGGTACAACCAGGTCGTCGCCGCCGAGGACGCATGGGTCGCCCCCTACGAGTGGGACGCGCTCAAGCGGGAGGGCCGGATCGTTGAACCCGGCGAGAAGATCACGATGTTCTTCGACGGGTCCAAGAGCGACGACGCAACCGCGCTGGTCGGGTGCTGCCTGTCGGACGGGCATGTGTTCCTCATCGACTGCTGGCAGCGTCCCGCCGGCCTGGACGCGAAGGCCCCGTGGGTGGTGCCGCGGGAGCACGTGGACGCCCGAGTGGACCGCGCGTTCGCTGAGTGGACGGTGTGCGCGTTCTTCGCCGACCCCGGAGGCGGCGAGGACGAGTCGGGGGAGCGCTACTGGGATGCGCTGCTGGACGGGTGGGCCGCCCGGCACGGCGCCGGCCTGGTGATCCCCGCGACCCGGTCGGGTACCAACCCGCACCCGATCGTGTGGGACATGCGCGCCCCGGCCCACCAGCAGGAGTTCACCGAGGCCGCCGGGCGGGCGTGGACCGACATCACCGTCAACCATTCGCTCACCCATGACGGCAACAAGATCCTGCGGCAGCACGTGGTGAACGCCCGCCGCCGGCCGAACAGGTGGGGCGTGTCCATCGGCAAAGAGCACCGCGAGTCGGCCCGGAAGGTCGACGCGGCGGTGTGCGCGATCGGCGCCCGCATGGTCCGCCGCAAACTCCTCGCCTCACCCGAGTGGGCCAAGCAGTCCACGAAGAAGCAGCGGACCGGGCGCGTGTACGGATTCAACTGACAACTGATCTTGAGGGGGTGCTGTGGCGCTCTCCGAGAGTGAGGTGGTCGACGCGGCGAAGGTGCTGCTGAAGCTGCGCGAGGAAGAGCAGCGGCGCCTGAAGAAGATCGCCCGGTACATGAAGGGCGACGCTTCCAGCGTCTACGTGCCGCGGGGAGCCCGCCAGGAGTACAAGTGGCTGATCCAGCGGGCGAAGGTCAACGTGCTGCCGCTCGTGGTCACGGTGGTGGCCCAAGCGCTGTATGTGGACGGGTACCGGGCGGCCAAGTCCGATAAGAACACCGCGGCGTGGGAGATCTGGCAGGCCAATCGGATGGATGCCCGCCAGCACGGCCTTCACCGGACCACGCTCAAGTACGGCGTCGGCTACAACGTGGTGCTGCCGGGGAAGCCGGGCCCGGTCATCACGCCGAAGTCGCCGCGGCGGATGACGGCGTTCTACGAAGACCCGGTCGATGACGAGTGGCCGCTGTACGCCGTTGAGGAGACAGTCCTCAACACGCTCAAGGGCAAGGTCAAAGCGGTATGGCTGTACGACGACAACATCCGCTACGCCATGGAATCCCGCGAGCGTGAAGGCGGGAAGCTACGGATCATCCGGGCTGAGGAACACGGCTTGAAGGTGTGCCCGGTCGTCCGCTACCTCAACGGCGACGACTTGGACGGCGACGACTGCGTCCGCGGCGAGATCGAGCCGCTGTTTGAGATGCAGGACCAGCTCAACGCCACCACCTTCAACCTGCTCATGGCCCAGCAGTACGCCGCGTTCCGGCAGCGCTGGGTCACCGGCATGGCGCCGCCGCTGGACGAGAACGGTGCTCCGATCGAGCCGTTCAACTCGGCGGTGAACCGCCTGTGGGTCGCCGAAGACCATGAGGCGAAGTTCGGCGAGTTCGGCCAGACCGACCTGGGCGGCTACCTGTCGTCGCAGGAGGCCACGGTCCGGCACATTGCCACCGTGTCCCAGACACCGCCGCACCACCTGCTCGGGCAGATGGCCAACCTCTCCGCTGAGGCCCTCGCCGCGGCCGAGTCCGGCCTTCAGCGGAAGATCGGCGAACGCAAGTCGTCCTACGGCGAGAGCCACGAGCAGACCCTCCGCCTCGCCGCGCTCGCCGCCGGCGATCAGAAGGGCTGGGAGGACACCTCCGCGCAGGTCGTGTGGCGCGACACCGAAGCACGAGCGCTCGCCTCGGCGGTGGACGCTCTCGGGAAGATGGCGCAGATGCTGCAGATCCCGCCGCAGGAACTGTGGGAGAAGGTCCCTGGTGTCACCCAGACCGATGTGACGCGCTGGAAGGCGGCGGCGAAGAAGGCCGACGCCAAGGCGCAGTTGAACGAGATCGTGGATCGGCAGATGCAGGCCGCGCAGGGCCCGGACGAGGCCCGCCAGCAGCCTCCACAGGGTGAGCAGGCTCCGAACGGCGCAGCACCGCCGCCCGGCCAGCCGCCGGCCCCGCCAGGAGCGGTGAATGGCCGCGGCTGACGAAGTCCGCCTCGCGGAGAGCTTCCAGGCGCAGCAGCGCGCCCTGTCGTCGTCTCTGCTCCGGCAGATCGTCGAACTGATCGAGGCTCTGCTGAACCTGGGGGACGTCGACCGGTCGTGGGAGGCGGTCCGCAGGGCCATCGGCGCACTGGTGCGCGACCAGCGGCGCGCGTCGGCGGACTTCGGAGCGCTCTACTACCGGCAGGCACGCACCGCCGCAGGGCTCCCGGCGGCTCCTGCACTCGGCCGGCCACGTCCGCTCAGCCCGGAACGCCTGGAGAAGTCGCTCGACAGCGCCGGGCTCGGCGTCTACTACCGGTCGATCAGGCTGAACCTCCCGCCGGAGGTGGCCAGGGACCGGATGGTCGTCGCGGTGTCCGGCGCGGCGACCCGGCTTGCCCTGGAGGGCGGCCGGGACGTCGTGGAGAACAGCGTCCGAGAGGACGAGGATGCACTGGGCTGGGCCCGGGTCGGCGACGGCGACTCGTGCGCCTGGTGCTTGATGCTCATTTCCAGGGGGAGCGTTTACCGGTCGGCTCAGTCGGCTGGAAGCGTCGCCGCTGGCGGTGAGCTCTACCACGATCACGACGGCTGCCAGGTCGTGCCGATCTTCGATCCGGAGAGCCCACTCCTGGCCCGCGCGGATGAGCTGTACACGCTCTGGCGCGAGGTCACCGCCGGGAACTCCGGCGAAGAGGCGCGCAAAGCGTGGCGCCGCTACTGGGAAGGCCGCGGCGAACCCGCCGAGCCAGCCCTGACCTAGACCACCTACCCCACCCGCACCGGGCCAGCCGACACGGCAGGCCCGGCAAAACGTCAGTGGCGTCTGAGACGATTGGGGCAAAACATGAGAGACCCGGGCGGGTGCTGGTAACACCCCCCGGGCGCGGCCGATCCCTCTGGAGGGGACCGACATGCAACAGAGTACGCGCGAGCGTGCCCGGGAGCACACCTGCCTTCAATGCGGCGGGCCGATACCGGACCCCAAGCCGACCAGCAAGTTCTGCCAAGCGCTGTGTAGGAACCGTTACAACAACGCTCTCGCGAAGATGCGCCCCGCCAGGGAAAGCGAGCATGGAACCCGGACTGGCTACACGCGCGGATGTCGCTGCGATCTCTGCAAGGCGTTCAATGCCACCTACAGCAAGGAGTGGCGCGCGAGGCAACCCAAGACGCCGCGCAAGCCTCGCAGCGAAAAGGGCATCAAGAAAGTAGCAATCAAGCCGGAAGACCACGGCACGACACGCGCTTACGCATGGTTCAAGTGTCGCTGCGACGCATGTAAGAAGGCTGCAGCTGACTACAACAGAACGTGGCGGGAGGCCAACCGCGAGAAGTACCGAGCCGCCATGCGCCGGTTCGCTCGCCAGAACCCTGCCAAGGTCCGGGGCTACAGCGAGTCCAGAGCCGCCGCTCCTTTCGACGCCGAGGCGCTCGATTACTGCGACATGATCTCCCGCGATCCCTGCGTCTACTGTGGCGCGCCGAGCGAATCGGTAGATCACATCGATCCGGTCTCGGCGGGCGGAAACAGCAACTGGGGCAACCTGGCGCCCGCCTGCTTGGCCTGTAACTCGTCCAAGGGCGCGAAGCCGCTCTTGGAGTTCCTGATGTACCGCAACCACAGGTAGCCCGGCACGGGCAGCCTGGCTGCCATCAGGTCAAAGCGCATCTGTTCATCAAACAGATGCGCTTTTTCATTTCCAAAATCGCCGACATGGCGAGGGTCCCGACATGGGAGTTAGCTCAATGTCCGAAGCAACAGCAGAGCCTGTCGGAGACGTGGAAGTCGAGCAGACGTCGACTGAAGCCATTGACACGCAGGAGCCTGCTACCGCGCAGAGAGAAGAAGGCCAGGCGCAGCCCGTCACGGGCCAGCATGGCTTTCCGTCGAATACCCCGGTCGCCGATATGGCTCCGGAGGAACGCGAAGCGTACTGGCGGTATCACGCGCAGAAGCATGAGCGGAGACACCTCGACGCCCTCGGGTTTAAGTCGAAGGCCGAGATCGACGCGATGCGTGAGGCCGCCCGCAAGTACGCGGAGTACGAGGACAGCCAGAAGTCCGAGCAGCAGAAGCTCATGGAGCGGCTGGAAGCGGCTGAGCGGGAGCGCGACGAAGAGCGGCGCATCCGTGCCCGCATGGTCGCCGCAGCGACCTATGACCTGCCCGAGGGCCTGATGAATCTGGTCACCGGCTCCTCGGAAGAGGAGATCAACGAGTCGGCCAAGGCGCTAGCTGGAGAGATCGAGGCCGTAATCGCGGCACGCCTGGCTGTTGCTCCGCCTCCACCTCCTGCGCCCGAGCCCGCCCCTGCGGCTCTCGCTTCGACCCGGCCGGTCGAGTCTCTTCGGCCCGGCGCGATGCCGGCCAACGACCGCCCGACCGACGGCAACGACTGGCTACGCGGCTTCGTCTCCGGCCACTCCTGATCCCTAACACCCGCAGCTACCGGAACTCCTTGCACGGGGCCCGGGGCCGCTGCATGCCCGAAAGAGAGGACGCCCCGTGCCCACCTATAACTCGCTGATCGCCCGGGACAACACCGACGACCCGCTGATCCCGGTAGAGGTCTCCGACCAGATCCTGCAGGAGATGCCGACGCAGTCCTTCCTGCTGCGGCACGCCGCGCAGGTGCGGATGAGCAACAAGACCCAGCGCCAGCCGGTGCTGGACGTCCTGCCCACCGCCTACTGGGTGTCGGGCGACTCCGGGATGAAGCAGACCTCGGCTGTGGACTGGAAGAACGTGCAGCTCGTGGCTGAGGAGCTCGCGGTCATCGTTCCGATCCCGGAGAACTACCTCGACGACGCGCAGGTGCCGATCTGGGACGAGGTCCGGCCGCGCATCGTGGAGGCCATGGGTGCCAAGGTCGACGCCGCGGGCATCTTCGGCGTGGACAAGCCCCCCTCGTGGCCGTACTCGATCCACCACTCGGCGGTCGCGGCCGGTAACACCGTCACCGGGACCTCCGGCAACGACTTCGGCCAGGACGTCGCTGCGCTTGGTGAGCTGATCGCCAAGGACGGCTTCTCCATCAACGGCTTCGCCGCCCGGCCCGGCCTGAAGTGGAAGCTCGTCGGCATGCGCTCGGACGAGGGCATCCCGATCTACCACCCCAACCTGCAGGACGGCGTCGGCGCCGGCTCGCTGTACGGCTACCCGATCCGCGAGGTTACCAACGGCGCTTGGGACTCCACCGCCGCCGACCTGATCGCTGGCGACTGGACCAAGGCGATCGTCGGGGTCAGGCAGGACATCACGTTCAAGCTGTTCACCGAGGGTGTCATCTCCAACGCCGACGGCGCGGTGGTCCTGAACCTCATGCAGCAGGACTCCGTGGCGCTGCGCGTGACCATGCGGGTTGCGTTCGCCACCTCCAACCCGGTGACCCGGCTGCAGGCCACTGAGTCGGCTCGGTTCCCGTTCGGCGTGATCGTCGCCCAGGGCGCCGGATCCTGATTCAACCCCGGCGGAGGGCCCTGGGTGGGCCCACCGCTACCCCCCGATTGGAGACCAACTTGCGGGTTCTCGCGATGCTTCACCTTTTCCCGCCGCACCACAACGCCGGCGCTGAACGCATGGTGCTGGCGATGTTGCGTGACCTGGTGGAGCACGGCCACGAGGTCGACGTGCTGCTGTCGCAGCGCCACCCGGAGATCACCGGGCTGTACGAGATCGGTGGGATCCGCGTGCACCCGCACCGGGACAAGACGGACCCATTCCGGTGGGTCCCGCACGCGGCGGATGTCATCGTCACGCACCTGGAGAACACTCCGAGGGCTGCGGCGCTGGGGGAGTCCTACCGGATCCCCGTCGTCAAGGTCGTCCACAACACGTTCACTGCGACCCGCGGCCAGCTCAAGAAGGGCATCAACCTCGCCGTCTACAACAGCGAGTGGATGGCTGCAGAGTTCGCCGACCTGGATGTGGAATCGATCGTGGTCCGGCCGCCGGTCCACGTCGAGGACTACGCCACCACGCCCGGCGACTGCATCACGCTGATCAACCTGTACCGGCCCAAGGGCGTGGACACCTTCTACGCCTTGGCCAAGCGGATGCCTGATCAGAAGTTCTTGGCGGTCCGCGGCGCCTACGGCGAGCAGGTCATCAAGGACCTGCCGAACGTGGAGCACGTCGCTCACATCGACGGCGACGAGATGCGGGAACGCGTCTACGCACGCACGAAGATCCTGCTCGTACCCAGCGAATACGAGTCGTGGGGCCGGGTCGGCATCGAGGCCATGGCATCCGGGATCCCGGTGATTGCCCACCCGACTCCCGGTCTTAAGGAGTCGCTCGGCGAGGCCGGCATCTTCTGCGACCGGCGGAAGACCGACGACTGGGAAGCCGCTATCCGCGGGCTGCTCAAGCCTCGCGCGTACGCCGCGGCTGGCAAGCGGTGCAAGGCGCGGGCGGCCGAGCTTGACCCGGCCGCTGACCTTGAACGGTGGCGTTCCGCGATGGAAACCCTCGCTGCGCGCCGGGACCAGTTCCGGCATCTCACACCCGCCTAGGAGGTGCCCGTGCCGTCGATCGCGACCGCCTCTGACCTCGTGGCCCGGCTCGGCCGCGACCTGTCCTCCGAGGAGTCCGTCCGGGTCGAGGCCCTGCTAGCAGACGCCTCGGCGATGATCCGCGCCTACACCGGGCAGGACTTCGCGGTCGTCCTCGACGACGTGGTGATCCTGCGCGTGCAGGGCGGCACGCTACAGCTGCCGCAGCGGCCGGTGATCGAGGTCTCCCGTATCGAGGCTATCGGTGCCGCGGGCACGCCGGACGTGGTGCTGGTGGACTGGGTGTGGGATGGCATCGACCAGGTGCGTCTCGGCGAGGGCAACTATGTGATCAACCTGCCGGAGATCTGGTGGGACGACGACGGATACCCCGGCACGTACCGGGTCACCTACTCCCACGGGCACGCTCAGCCGCCGGCAGACGTCGTCGCGGTGGCGTGCGCCATGGTGCTGCGGACCCTCACCTCGCCGGCCATGGCCGGAGGGCTCACCTCCGAAACCGTTGGCCCGTACTCCTACCGCACCGACACCCCAGGCCTCGGCTTGACGGTGACCATGTCCGACACCGACCGGCAAGCCCTCAAGCGGTACCGGCGGACCACCGGCACGATCACCACGAGAGTCAGGTGAGCATGCGCATCCTCGCCCGCCTGCACGCATACCCGCCGACGCACTGTGCCGGCGCGGAGATGATGGCCCACACTCTGCTTCGAGCTCTCGCGCAGCGCGGGCACGACGTCGAGGTGTGGCTGACCAAGCACAACGGCCAGCGCAAGGTCTACGACTACGAAGGCGTCCAGGTGGTCCCCGCGGCGGTCGGCAGGGACTTTGCCCGCCAGGCTCGGACCGCTGGCGCGGTCGTCTCCCACCTAGAGAGCGTCCGCGACGGAGCAGCAGCTGCCCGAGGCTGGGGCCGGCCGCTGATCGTCCTCTGCCACAACACCTTCCCGGCGACGTTCCGCGCGATCGGCTCCGGCACCACGGCCCTGGCCGTCTACAACTCCCAGTGGATGGCAGCCTCGGCCGCCATGTGGTTCGCCGAGAACCCCAAAGCTGCCAAGCCTGCGGCGGAGGTCATCGTCCGGCCGCCGGTCTTCGCCAAGGAGTACCGGGTCTCCACCCCGGGCGACTGCATCACACTGATCAACCTCTTCGCGTCCAAGGGCGGCAACGTCTTCTGGGACATCGCCGAGCGGATGCCCGACCACAAGTTCCTCGGAGTGACTGGCGCCTACGGCGAGCAGGTGATCCGCGAGGCGCCGAACGTCGAGGTCGTCGACCACGTGCCGGCCGCCGAGATGCCCGCCCGGGTGTACGGCCGCACCCGGGTCCTGGTGATGCCGTCGGCCTACGAGTCGTGGGGGAGGACCGGGGTGGAGGCACTCGCCTCCGGGATCCCGGTCGTTGCCTGCCCTACGCCAGGGCTACGCGAGTCGCTCGGCCCGGCCGGCGTGTTCGTGGAGCGCGACGACCTGGACGGCTGGGTCGCGGCGCTCACCGCCCTGGACGACCCGGAGACATGGCAGGCTGCGTCCGACCGGGCTAAGCGACGCTCTCGCCAGCTCGACCCGCGGCAGGACCTCGCGCGCTGGTGTGAGGCGATCGAAGGGCTGGCCGTCCGGTGAGAGGTGAGACCGTCACCATCCTGCGCCGCACCACCTCCACTCGGGATCGGCACGGCAACGAGGTGTGGACCTACACCGAGACCGACGTCGAGGGCTGCATCGTCTGGCCGACCGGTAGCACCGAGAAGACCGAGGCGCAGGACCAGGCCAGCGACAAGATCACTGTCTCCTGCCCGTACGGCACCAACGTCACCAACGTGTCCCGGATGCGGGTCCGTGGCCTGCTCTACGACGTGGACGGCACCCCATCACCTTGGGCTTCCCCGTTCACTTCGTGGAGGCCCGGCGTCGAGGTCAAGGGCACGAGAGTCACCGGCTGATCGATCGGAGGTGGTCTCCGATGCCGCCCCGAGCCAAGTTCCGCTACAAGGGCAAGGAGTTCGGCAAGGTCCTCGCGTCCAAGCAGATGCAGCGGGAGATGGAGATCCGCGCGGAGAAGGTCAAGGACCGCGCCGAGTCGCTCGCCCCAGAGGAGACCGGCGACTACAAGAGCTCCTTCCGCGTCGAGGTTGAGGTCCGGCCAGGGCCGAAGCCCCGCGCCATCGCCAAGGTCATCAACGCCAGCCCGGCCGCGCCTTACGTCGAGTGGGGCACCTCGAAGACGCCCCGCTTCCGGGTGATGGGCAAGGCCGCGGGGAGCTCCGAGTGATCGACATTGAAGCCCTGCTCATCGCGTGGCTGGAAGAGACCATCGAGGACGTCCGAGCCTCCACCGAGACTCCGCCAGACCTGGACGCGCGGCTCCCGTGGGTTCAGGTCACTGGCATCGGCGGCACCCACGACGGCTTCAAGCGCGACCAGCCTACCGCGGACGTCACCGCCTACGCCGCGACCACCACCGAAGCCTCCGACCTCGCCGCGCAGATCCACGACCTGCTGCACGAGCAGCTCGCGCGCTCCGTGTACGGCGGTGCTGTGATCAACCGGATTCGCACCAACGTGCGCCCCCACCGGGTGCCCTACGACAACCCCAACATGCGCCGCTACGAGGCGAGTTACGGGTTCGTCGTCCACCCCGCCTAGTTGTCCCACCCAAGCCCCAGACCTCCGCAGGTCTGGGGCTTTTGCATGCCCTGACCAGCGGGATCTGAAGGGAAACCACCATGGTCAATATCGTTAGGTCCGCCGATCTCGCCGTGGTCGGCAGCAACGGCGGCGCCTGGTGTGCGCCTGTCGGCACCGCGCAGCCGACCGACCCTGAGGGCTACCCGGGTTCGCCGTGGCTGGCGATCGGCGCCATCAGTGAGGACGGTCTCACCAATGGCGTGGAGGAGGACGTCGAGCAGTTCACCCCGTGGGGCCTGAGCAGCCCGTTCCGTACGGTCGTGACCTCCTCGATCCGCACGTTCTCCTTCACCGCGTGGGAGATCAACCGGCCGATCGTCCGGGCCCTGCACAACCGGCTCGACGTCGCCGACCTGGTGCCGGACGGGGAAGGGATCGTCACTTTCGCCGAGTCCGCCACCCAGTCCCCAGACCGCCGCGCGTTCCTTTTCGACGTGTACGACGGCACCACCTGGGAGCGGTTCTACGTCCCCGAAGGCGAGATCACCGAGCGCTCGGACATCACGTTCCAGCAGGGCGAGATGGCCGGCTACGAGTGGACGATCTCCACCTACCCCGACGCCTCCAACAACCTCGTGTACCACTCCTACTACGCACCTGAAGTCGAGGAGCACCAGTCCTAATGGCAACCCCCAAGAAGGTCATCGACCAGGAAGGCCAGCCGGTCTCCCTGTTCTCCCTGCGCGCCCGCAAGCGCGAGGCGAGGGCCGAACCGTTCACTTTCGATGTCGATGGCGAGTTCTTCACGATGAAGGCTCCCAGCGACGCCGACTGGCAGGTCACCGCTGATACTGAGGGCAACCTGAGGCCGTTCGTCCAGGAGCTCCTGGGCGAAGACTACGAGCGGTTCTGCAAGCTGTCGGACATCAGCAACGACGACATCACCGCCCTCATCGGGGCCGCGACCCGGCACTACCAGGGAGTCGGCCGGGGGGAATAGGCGGTCTCGTCGCGCTGCTCGCCGAGCACTACGACGCGGTCGAGGCCGACCTGTGGATGCACTACCACCGCACCGACTTGCGCGACCTGTGGAGGCCGGGCGGCGGCGAATCAAGAATGACGTGGCGGATGCTCGGCAACCTGATCCGCCACCTGCCAGCGGAGTCCGCGACGAAGACAGCGCTACGTAACAAGCTGTCTGACACGCAGATCAAGCAGTACGGCGAGGACGCCGACCCGTCGCAGGGCCAGTGGTCCCACGAGGCGATGATCCTGGCGTCCATCCACGACGCACTCCGCAGCCTCCAAGCCGTGGTGATCCGCGTCAACGGCGGCAAGGCCAAACAGCCCGACCCGATGCCACGGCCCGGCGTCCGTCCCAAGCACGCCAAGAAGCGCAAGCCGCGCACCGCCGAGCACTTCGACGAGGTGTTCCGGCGGATCAACGGTGGCCGGATCTCCGGCGGCACCTGGCACCACTCCCGGCCCAGTAGGGCCACTCACCAGCAGCAGCCGACGTAGCGCTGTCCACGACTCACAAGATCGGCGGTGAGTCGTGGCGGAGTTTCAGGCTGGCGAAGTCGTCGTCCCGGTCGTCCCGGATGCGACGAACTTCATCAGAGACCTGAAGAAGTCGCTGCTCCCGGGCGCCTACAAGGTCGGCCAGGACATCGGCAAGGAGATCGGCCGTGGCGTCTCCGACTCCCTCAAGGGCGTCTACGAGCCGCTGCGGGAGGAGACCCGCAAGCAGCAGCCGAAGTCCCAGCAGGACGGCGCTGCGGTCGGCGGAGCCTTCGCCCGCGGGGTCAAGGCCTCGCTGCAGGCGGCGTTCCAGTCGCTGCCGAAGCTCGAAGTGGACGCGGATAGCTCCGCAGCTCAGCGGGCGATAGCTGAGCTGCGGACCCGTATGGAGGCCTTGTCCTCCAAGACGGTCGGGATCGACATCGACGCCGGCGCCGCGGCGGCCGAGGTGGCGGCGATCCAGCGGGAGCTGTCGGCGCTCGACGGCCAGGACGTGTCCATCGACGTCCGGACCGACATCGCCTCAGCGCTGGCCGAACTCGCGAGCGTCGAGGCCGCGCTGTCTGGTGTGGACGGGCGGACCGCGCGTGCGCGCGTGGACGTGGACGTGTCCGGGGCGCTCGCCGCGATCGGCACCGTGGCCACGGCCCTCGCAGGGCTGGCAGCCATCCCAGTCGGGGCGTCACTGGCCGGCGGACTGGCAGCCCTGTCAGGTCCGCTCGCAGCGGCAGGTGTCGGCATCGCCGGTATCGCTGCGGTGGCCGCGCCCAGCTTGGGCCGCATCAACGAGGCGTTGAAGGAACAGGAGTCCAACGCCCTCAAGGCCGCGTCGGGGCTGAACACTGCGGCCGGCGCGACCCGCAACCTGGCGATCGAGGCTGCTCAGGCGCAGATCGCGCAGCTGCAGGCGATGAACGCCGCCGATCAGCTGAAGAACGCCCAGGACCGGGTGAAGGACGCGGTTGAAGGCGTGTCCGCAGCCAAGGAGCGGCTGAAGTCTGCCGTGGCCGCGGCGGCGTCCGCCCAGGCGTCCGCGGCGTCCCGGGCAGCCTCAGCCGAGCGGTCTCTAGCCTCAGCCCAGCAGTCCGCACTCAAGGCGCAGGAGAACCTGAACCGGGCCAGGGCCGCGGCGATCAAGACCTTGCAGGACGTGGCGCGGAGCCTCCGCGGTAACGCCCTGGACCAGCGCGAAGCCGCGTTGGATCTCAAGGACGCCGAAGCCGAGCTCAACAAGCTGCGGGCCAAGGGCGGCAACGCTGAGGCGATCGAACGCGCGGAGATCGCCTACGAGCGGGCCCAGCTCCGCGTCGATGAGCTGAAGGCCCAGGAACAGGACCTGCAGGAGACGCAGGCCAAGGGCGTTGAAGGTCAGGACGCGGTAGTCAGCGCCAAGGAGCAGCTCGAAGCCGCCAATTCCAGGGTCCTGGACCAGGAGAAGGCGCTAGCTGAGGCCTACGCCGCCAGCGGCAAGGCCGGCGAGGACGCCGCGAAGCGGGTCGAAGAGGCCCGGAAGGCGGTCAAGGCCGCCGAGGACCGGGTCGACGACGCCAAGGCTGCGGTCGAGCAGGTCAAACGGCAGCAGAAGATCCAGAAACTGCAGGACAAGATCCAGAAGCTGAGGGAGAAGGACCAGGCCAAGGCGCAGGCCGAGGCCGCCAAGCGGGCTGCGGCGGCTGCCGCTGCGGCGTCTGCGAAGAGCACGCAGAAGCAGGACAAGTTGTCCCCGGCTGAGGCCGCAGCAGCCAAGCAGATCAAGGCCTTCAAGGACAGCTACGAGAAGTTCCAGAAGTCGCTCGCGCCGAACGTCCTACCGCTCATCACTCGGTCCCTGGGGCTGCTAGAGAAGAGCTTCAAGCCTCTGACGCCACTGATCATCGGGTCGACAGGGGCTGTGAGTGACCTCCTGGATGAGCTTGAGGGCATCGGTAAGGCCGGCAAGGGCGGCAAGGCCGACACCTTCTGGAAGGACTTCCTCGGCGATCTGACCACGGCCGCACCCACGGCGATCACCGGGCTCGGTAAGTCGCTCGGGAACGTGATCACCGGGATAGCCGGGATCATCAAGGCGTTCCTGCCTTTCACCGGCACAGTCGTCGGCGGGATCGAGTCCGCGACGAAGGCCTTCGCCGACTGGGGCAAGAGTCTCGGCGAATCGGAAGGCTTCAAGTCCTTCATCGCCTACGTCCAGGAGAACGGGCCGAAGGTCTGGGCAATCGTCAAGGACATCTGGGCCGTCCTCACCAACCTGTTCTCCGGGCTGTCCGGCCCGGGCGCAGGTGCGCTGGACGTGGTGAAGTCCATCACAGGCTGGCTGGCAGGGCTCTCGCCGGAGACGCTGAAGGTGTTCGCCCTGGCCGCGCTTGGCGTGGTCGCAGCGTTCAAGACCTGGAAGGTCATCACCACCGCAGTCGACGGCGTCAAGAAGTCCATCCAGACCGCCAGCGACATCGCCGACGGGTCCAAGAAGGCCTGGGAAAAGATCAGCGACGCCGCCGGCAAGGCCTGGGACAAGGCCAAGGTCGCAGGGACCGGCATCGCCAACGCTGCCAAGGCGGCGGGCAAGGGAGTCGGCAAGGCCGGAACCGCCGCCTGGACCGGAATCCGATCCGCCGCGCAGAAGGCCGCTTCCGCCGCGAAGACCGCCGGGCAGACCATTGCCGGCGCGGCGAAGAACGCCGGGTCGGCCGCAGCTAAGGGCGGCGCTGCGGCGTGGAACGGGATCCGCACCGCAGCAGCCAGAGCAGGGGCCGCGGCCAAGACCGCCGGGACGGCGATCGTCACCGCCGGCAGGACCGCAGCCACCGCAGCGGTCAACATCGGCAAGGTGGCGTTGGCCTACGGGCGGGTCGCGATCCAGTCGGCTGCCGCCAGGGCGAAGACGCTCCTGTTCGCTGCCGCTCAGGGCGTGGTGAAGGCGGCCACCATCGCGTGGACCGCGGTCCAGCGGGTGTTGAACCTGGTGATGTCGGCCAACCCGATCGGGTTGATCGTCACCGCGATCGGCCTGCTCGTCGCGGCGTTGATCTACGCGTGGAACAACTCCGAGACGTTCCGGACGATCGTGACCGGAGTCTGGGAGGCGATCTCCAAGGCCATCTCCTGGGCGTGGGAGAACGTCATCAGCCCGGTCGTTGACTGGCTGGTCAACGCGTTCAAGAACGTGATCGCACCTGCTGCGACGTGGCTGTGGCAGAACGTCCTGCAGCCCGCTTGGGAAGGCATCTCCAAGGCGATCTCCTGGGCGTGGAACAACGTGATCAAGCCGGTGTTCGACTGGCTCACGAAGTTCATCGTCGAGACGCTTGCGCCGAAGTTCTTGTGGTTCCACAACACGATCGTCAAACCCGTCTGGGACAAGATCGGCGAGATCATCTCGTGGGTCTGGAACACCCTGATCAAGCCAGCGTTCAACGCGATCCGCGACTTCATCGTGGACACGCTGGCACCCAAGCTGATCTGGTTCCACCTTAACGTGGTCAAGCCCACCTGGGACAAGATCGGCGAAGCGATCAACTGGGTATGGGAAAACGTCATCAAAAAGGCGTTCAACTTCATCAAGGACGCTGTAACCAAGGACATTCCGAAAGCGTTCGATGATGGCGTTGCGCTGATCAAGACCGCCTGGGAAAAGGTCAAGGAAGTCGCTAAGGCTCCGGTCAAGTTCATCGTTGAGACGGTGTACAACGACGGAATCGTTGGCGTCTGGAACGCTGTCAACGATGCGCTTGGCCTCAAGCTCCCATTGAAGAAGCTGGCACTCCCACCCGGCTTCGCCTCTGGTGGCATCTACCCGGGATACACGCCGGGCAGGGATGTGGGTTTCGCCGCGGTCAGTGGTGGCGAAGCCATCATGCGACCCGAGTGGACCAGGGCCGTAGGCGAGGACTACGTCCACAAGATGAACGCTGCGGCGCGCTCCGGCGGCGTCGGCGGTGTGGCCCGCGCGCTGGGGATCGCCGGCGACCCGGGCTACGCAGGCGCGTTTGCTGGCGGCGGCATCGTGGACGACATCAAGGGTGCGCTGGCCGGCGGCTTGAAAATCGGGGCGGAGAAGCTCCTCAACCCGCTGCTGTCCCAGATGGAGTCCGCGTTCGGCGGCAGCCAGTGGGGCAAGCTGGTCACGGGTGTGCCGCGCAAACTGGTGGCTGCGGTCATCGACAAGATCGGCACCGAGGAAGGGAAATCGGGCGGTGTCGGCGGCGGCAAGGCTGTGGCGTGGGCTCGCCAGCAACTCGGCAAGCCCTACATCTGGGGAGGCACCGGACCGGCCGGGTTCGACTGCTCGGGTCTGACCTCGCAGGCGTGGAAGCACGCGGGGGTCAAGGACATCCCGCGCGTCTCCCAGGACCAGATGCGGTGGGTCAAACCAGTGCAGACGCCGGTTCCCGGCGACCTCGGCTTCCCGCACCCGGGCCACGTGTGGATGTACACGGCGGCCAACAAGATTATTGAGGCGCCGCACACCGGCGCGTTCGTCCGAGAGGTCGCGGCCCGGCCCGCACAGTTGATCGGCCGACCACCGCAGTTGTTCGACACGGGCGGCCAGCTCATGCCTGGGACGTCGCTGGTTCACAACGGCACGGGTAGGCCTGAGCCGGTGCTGACCGATCAGCAGTGGAACGCGATGATGGGCGGCCAGAGCGGCGGTGGATCCTCGCCGCTGGTCAACATCGAGGAGTTCCACGCCACGCCGGAGCAGTCGCCATACGGGATTGCTCTGGAGATGCGGCGGATCTTGGGCTCGCGGGTGCGCTCCATGTAGGCGGTGGCCGGCGGCGGGACGTCGGCCACCACTCCTATCGGACCTTCCACTCGCCAGTGGTGCCGCCAGCAAGTCCGAGCTGGAACAGATCGATCGTGACGCTCCTGGGGACCTCGAACGCCACGAGGCCGCGCCGCAACGAACCCGGGGTCATGGTGATCCGGCCCATGTCGACGCCTTCTTCAAGGGTGACGATGATCGGGTTGAACTGCTGCCCGGTGGAGTCCACCACCACGGCGCTGTTGGTCGGAACCCCTTCATAGGCGGCGGCGCCGACGTTCTTGATGGCGACCTCTGCCGCGTAGAAGCGGTTCTCTGACTGCGGGTTGGGCGCTGCGCCCTTCTGCTGAGCATCCGGGAAGACGCGGACCAGCTTGACCTTCAGAGTCCCGTCCTCGCCGGCCAACTGAAGGGTGTCTCCGACCTTCGCGGCTTCCTGCGGCGGGGCGCTCGACTGCGCGGCACCAGACGGCATAGAGATGTCGGCCTCGCTGGTCGGAATGGTCTCCACGGACGCAGGTCCGCCGCATGCCGCTGCCGCGCAGGCTAAGGCTGCGGTCGCTAGTAACGCTCTGATCTTCAAGGTCCCCTCCTGCGGGTGTCTGTCGGCCCCGACGGGTCGCCATGATGGCCCGTTCCAACGACCTCGCGTGGTCGCTTTGGCCGCATTCGTAACTGACGCGTTAGCAGCGTCTCTTTCCTTCACGACTTGAGAGGCGGTATTGGCGTGTCCGAATACGACCGCGACCGTGACGGCCCTTACCACGAGTGGCTCCAGAACAAGAGCGTCCAGCACGTCCGCGGCGGACGCACCCACGCCACCAAGGACCAGGTGACGGTGCACCGCGGCGACGACGGCCGACCGGTAGCGCAGACCGTCCGGGACCAGCTCGGCCACGAGGTGACCGAGCACGCCACCGGCCAGCGGGACGTGACGATCAACCTCGGAGGCCCTGGTGGCGATCAGTAACGGGCTCTTCGTCGCCACCTACGTGGACGCGCTGAACAACGACCTCGCCCTGGACCTGTCCAGCGGCAGCGCGTTCAAGCTCGCCCTGTTCACGAACTCGCTGGCGCCCGACTTCAGCCAGGCCGGAGCGGCGTACAACACGAGCCCGCTGAACACCGCGGAGGTCTCCGGCACCGGGTACACCGCGGGCGGTCTCGCGCTGACGGGCGCCGTGTTCGAGGAGTTGAGCGGCAGCCCAGGCACGTCACGGTGGACGTTCGACTCGCCGATCCAGTGGACCGGCTCCACGATCACCAACGCCCGAGGAGGCCTGTTCTACATGGCCTCCGGGCTGAGGGCGGTCCTGTTGCGGACCTTCGGCCAGGACTACAGCACTCAGGCAGGCACGTTCACGATCAATCTGCATTCCAACGGCGTGTGGACCAACGCGCTCACCTCCTGACCTGACCTTTCCCTGACGCCTCGCCGAGCCGGCGGGGCTTTTTTCATGCCCGCACGCGGGCTCTTGGAGGTCGTTTGTATGGCTCTCTACTGGGCCGCATGCGGCGCGAACCCGACCATAGCCGCGCTCGCGACGGTGTCCACGGGCACCAGCATCAAGACCCTGCTCCAGGTGGCCACGCCATCCACCCGGGCGATCAAAGTGGTCGAATACGGCATCTCGTTTGACGGGAGCACGGCCGCCACGCCGATCAAGGTGGAGCTGATCCAGACCGACGTGGCCGCGACTGTCTCCTCTTTGACGCCGACCGCGTGGAACGACCCGAACGCGCCGGCCAGTCTGTGCGTCGGTGGCACCTCGGCGACGGGTTACAACTCCACCGTCGAAGGCACAATCACCGCGACCCGCGTGGGAGACGCGCAGTTGGTCGCACCGACGAGCCAGTACGTACGCCAGTACCCGCTCGGTCGGGAGTTCCAGGTCCCCATCAGCAAGTTTCTGCGGATCCGGGTCACCGCCGGCGCCTCGGTCAACGCGTACTGCTACGTGATCTGGGAGGAGTAGGTGGCTATCGCCATCGACTCCTCCACCCCGGCGATCGTCTCCGGAACCGGTAGCACGAAGACCACGACGACCTTCAGCCCGCCTGCGTTCAGCCTGATCGTCGCCCTGGTCGCGTTCGAACAACTCTCCGGCGCCGGGACGATCACCATGTCCACCACGGGCACCCTGTCGTGGACCAACCGGGTGGCGCGCAACATCTCCGACGCTGGCGGCAACGGCGGCCACGTGGCGATCTTCACCGCGCCGTCGGTAGGTGCTCAGAGTGGCATCACTGTGACAGCGACCTCAGCCGTCGGCTCGGACGCGGGAGCGCTCAAGGTGCTCGTCATCACCGGGGCCGACCTGGGATCGGTCGGCACCAATGGCGAGGGGTCGTCCACGACGACCAACCTGACCGTCAACACCGCATACACCAGCACCGTGAACGGCAGCCGGGGCGTGGCCATCGGCAACGACTATCAGGGCCAGGGCGCGGTCACGACCTCCGGCGACACGGGCTTTGCCTACAACATCAACACTCGGTCTAGCGGTATCGCGATCCACAAGGCCAGCAACACCGCCACGGCTGGTACTGCGGTGTCCTTCAACTTCGACGGCGGCTCCAACGGTGGCCGGCAGTGGAACTGGGCCGCCCTGGAGATCAAGCCCGAGTCGCAGCTTCTCGTGACGAAGCCGGTCCTGATCGACCAGGTCGCTGTCCAGACGGCCGCCTACTGGTAAGGGAGGCGCCTGGTGGCTCGCCTTGGTCGCGGCTTCCCAGCACCGGTCTACATCCGCAACGCCGCGTTCCGGTTCTCCTCGGAGTCCACCAGCCTGGGCGTGTTCGCCACGGCCAGCGCGTTCCCCGAGTTGGACGTCACCTCGCCGTCGGTGTCGTTCGACATGGACGCCTTCGAGACCGCCTCGGCGTTCCCGGCGTTCACGATCGACTACGACACCTCGTTCACGCTGCCGGTGTTCGCGACCAGCAGCGGGTTCCCGTCGTTCACCGTTGACGTCCCGATCCTGCCCGGTGAGCTCATCACCGGCGACTACCAGATCGAGTGGGCCCGGATGGTGTTCGGTGGCGCGGCGAACGTGTACCAGATCGAAGCCGGATCGGTTGAGGGCTGGGATGACATGCCCGAACTCGACAGCGGTAACGCTTCCAGGTCGCAGCGCCACGGGTCCTTTCCGGGTTTGGACTTCGCTCAGCAGCGGACGGTTTCGGCGACCATCGCGATCTCGGAGACCTCTGGCGGCTTCCTGCAAGCGCGCAGGGACCTCAGGCGTGTGATCAACGTGTCGGAGTCCGGTACCGAACTGGACCTGACGATCCGCACCGATGGCGAGACTCTGCTGGTGCGGGCGAAACCCGCCGGCCGGGTGATGCCGACTCAGCATTACGTCCAGGGGTGGACGTTGGTCCCGGTGCGGTGGATCTGCTCTGACCCTCGCCGGTATGACCTGCAGCAGCAATCCGTCACGGTGGCCGCTGGGGGCACCGTCACCTGCACTAATGACGGCGACATCGCGACCAGCCCAAGAATCAAGATCTTCGGCCCGGTCGTCAACCCCGTCATTCACAACGAGACCCTCGATCGGATCCTCCGCTTCGCGGTCACCCTCGCCGGCGACGAGGAACTCGAAGTCGACACCCATGAGGGAACCGTCGTCGACCTCGCCGGCGAGGACGCAATGGACGCCCTCGCCAACCAGACCGTGCCCGTCGAGGCGTGGGTGCTGGCGGCCGGCTCCAACCAGGTCGCTTACAGCGCAACCTCCGGCGGTGACGGCGGCATAGAGATCCTCTTCCGCTCCGCCTTCATGTAGCCGCCCCAGCCCGTGACGGGAGGTGCTGGTGGCCGCCACCCTGCGATCCGTCTCCTACATCGCCTCCGAGAACACCAGCTACGCCGTCGCGAAGCCTTCCGGGACCGCCGAGGGCGATGTCCTCATCGCCTGGCAGGCGGCCGGATTGGGTTCGTCTCTTGCCGCGCCGACCGGCGGCGGCACTTGGCTGCCGCTGGAGGCCACCTCGGGCGGGGACGTCCTGCCGGTACGCATGTGGTGGCGGGTCGCTGGGGCATCCGAACCGACTGGCTACGGATTCAGCCATGCTGGCGGCGCCGAGAGCGTTGCCGCGGTCGCCGCGATCAGCGGCGGGGTTACGACCCCTCCTCTCAGCGACTCCTTCCAGGGCTCCGGCGTCAACACCATCGACACGCCGTCGGTCACTCCTTCCACGACAGGTGCCGTTGAGCTCCGGTTCGCCGCCGCGTTCACCTTCGAGGGCGCGTCGCTGACCCCTCCTTCCGGCCTGTCGCCCAGGTTCACCGCCTCTGCGGATCTGGTGGTTACGGCGGCGGTCTCGCGGAAGCTGAACAGCGCCGCGGCCAGCGGAGTGAAGACGTTCACGGGCAGCGTCGAGTACTTCGAAGCGCTGTCTGGCATGACCGTCGCCGTTCTGGCCGCGGACTCCGGGCAGGGTGGGGGAGAGCAGCCCGAGGTTCCGCCGCCGACCGTTCCGGCGCTGCCTGCGTCGGCGCAGGTGGTTCACTACACCTTCGAGTTCTGTGATCTTTTGACCGATGACCTGATCTGCAAAGACCTCGACCTGCGTGACGTCAGCTACGACCGGAAGATCAACGAGGCTGGGCATTTCAGCGCCAGCTTGGACGTCACCAACGCCACCATCGCGGCCAAGGTCGCCCGGATCGTGCCCCGCCACCCGGAAGACCTGTCGACAGGGCCCGGCAGGGTCATCGTGCACGTCTACCGCAACGGCGTCATCTGGGGCAGCTATGTCCTGTGGAGGGCCGCGGTCTCCCAGTCGGGTAACGGGCCGGTCCAGGTAACGATCGAGGGCGACTCGCTGGAGTCCTACCTCGGGCAGGTCGACATCCGGGAGGACCTCGGCCCCTACGAGGGCGAGGATCAGATCCAGATCGCCCGCAACCTGCTCACCGCGATGCAGGCGACTCCGCGGTACGACATCGGGCTCAGCCTGCAGGCCGGCACTAGCGGCATCACCCGAGACCGCTCCTACCTGGCCAGCGAAGGTGGCACCTTCGGCGAACGCCTCAAGGAACTGGCCGAGGTCGACGGCGGATTCGAGTACGCGATCCAGGTCGTCGACAATGGCGACGGCACCCGGTCCCGCGTGTGGACCTGGGGGTATCCGCTGCTCGGCAACGCGGCCACGAACCACCGGTTCGAGTCGCCGGGCAAGCTGATGAGCTGGAGCGAGGACATCGACGCGCTCCGCGGCGGCACGGCGTATGTGGCGCGCGGCCAGTCCAACAACGACGACGGCTCTGTCGCCTCAGAGGCCGAGGTGTCGACCGTCGCGGTCGCCCAGGCCCACATCGACGCCGGCTGGCCCGGCATCGACCGGACCATCGACTACAGCTCGGTGTCCGACGAGGGCACCCTGGAGGGCTACGCCACGTGGTGGGCCACCAACCGGGCCGGGACCGTGCGCGTCCACCAAGCCACCGTCGTCCTCCCGGCGAACACCAGCTTCGGCCCAGGCAACTTGGGCGATCGGGTGACGGTGGCGATCGTCAACCACTGGTGGCCAATCGTGGACGGCGTGGCCAGCTTCTCCAAGTCCTGGCGGGTCGTCGGCATGTCCTTCCAACCGCCCGCGAAGGGCTCCGGCGTCGAGATCTGCACCCTGACCTTCGAGGAGAACGATGCCTAGCTACGAAAACGACGTCCTCAAGGACATCGCCGACGCGAAGCGCGGAGCGAAAGACGCTCAGGCGAAGGCCTCGAAGCGAGCTCCCATCAGCAAGTTCTCCGCGGTCGTCACCTTCGGCGGCGGCGGCAACTTCGACGCGCCGGCCACTCTGTCCGCTGGCGCGGTCCTGCCGGCTCAGTCCGAACCGGCCACTCCCGCGACTGGTGTGGTGGCGTTCGCCGACGGCAACGAGCCGGCGTGGAAGGACGCTGACGGCAACGTGGTGAAGATCCCGCCGCCGATGGCTCCGGCCGCGGCGGTCGCGAACCCGCCGCTGTTCAACAGCCCTTCGGCGCCGGCGTCGGTCACTGTGGCGGTCTACCAGGACCTGCGAGACGACTGCCAGAGCGGGATCAGGAACACGCTGATCCAGCTCATGAACTCGCTCCGCGCTGCGGGCTACCTGGAGTCCTAACCCTCTCCCTAGAGCCGGGTGTCGTCTCCTACGGGCGCTGTCGGCGCGGCAGTAACGGGATGTCCAACCGGAGGCGACACCCTTCGATTTCTCCTACCACCAATAGAGAGGCGGCCCGTGGAGTGGGCTCAACTACCCATCGTCCAACTCGGCGCCCTAGGCCTCCTCTTCGGATTCCTCTGGATGGTGTTCACCGGGAGATTGGTCCCTAAGAGCACTGTCGACGACATGCGCGCCGATCGGGACGCGCGTCTCGCCGAGAAGTCCACCGAGGCATCCGAGTACAAAGCAGCCTGGCTGACCGAGGTCGCAGCCCGCGAAGAGCAAGGCAAACAGCTCCACGAACTCATGGAGTACGCGCGCACGACTGATCAGTTCATTCATTCGCTGCGTGGCTCAGAGGAGGGCCCTCGCCATGCGATTTCTCCGCCGTAGACGAGCCCAGGAACCGACCCCTTCCCCTGAGGCTCAGCGGCGGATCGATGCGGCTAGGGCAGCACGCGAGCAGTCGGAAGAGGGGTTGAAAGAAGTGAGAGAGCAGTGGCCTGAGGTACGGGAAGTCGCCTCGTCTTTGAGGCGGCATCGGGAGCGGAACCACTTCGCCGAGCTGGTGTCTCGGGCACTGGGCGGTGAGACCTGATGTTGTACGTCGCCGGCAACGTGTTGATCGTCCTCGCCGCGGTGGTCGCGGTGTCGTCGGTGGTGGTCTACCAGGTTCGGGCCCGCTGGTGGGACAACCCGACCGGCCGGCACCTGTTCTCGTACATGAGCGTGATCGGCTTGGCCTTGTCGTTGTGGGCTGGCCGCCTGGCCACCTCTCCGGGCGTGTGGACCGCCCAGTCCGGTGGCGACTCCTGCTGGCACGTGATCCGCCTGGTCGTGTTCGTGCTCATCAACTGGGTGCTGATCTGGCGCCTGGTCCTGCTGCTGCGTGCCCAGGCCGACGCCGAGCGTCGGCGGATCAGAGAGGAGCGGCAGCGATGAAGATCTCCTACGTTCCGGGTACCGCTTCTCACACCTCGGGCCGGCAGTCGTCGGTGTCGCGGATCGTGATGCACGGCACGGTCTCGCCGTGTGTCCGTGGCGGTGCCCGGTCGGTGGCCCGCTACTTCCAGTCGCCCAAGGCCGGCGGGTCCGCGCACTACACCGTGGACCCTGGTGAGGTGATCCGCTCCTACGCGGAGGACGTGGTGTGCTGGCACGCCCCGCCGAACCGTGGGTCGATCGGCGTGGAGCTGTGCGACCCGCAGAAGGGCGCCGCGTCCCGGTGGCAGGACGCCGACCATCAGGCGATGCTCGCGCTCGCCGCCCAGCTGGTCCGGGAGATCGCCGACCGGTGGGACGTGCCCCTCGTCAGGCTGTCCCCGGCGGACCTGCGGGCCGGGAAGCGCGGCATCACCGGTCACGTGGACGTCGCCAAGGCGTTCGGACAGACCGATCATTCCGACCCGGGAACGGGGTTCCCGTGGGGCCAGTTCATGACGCTCCTCAAGGGCGACAACAAGCCCGAACCCACCTGGACGGAGGCCCTCGTGGATGAACTCCCGCAGCTGCGACCCGGCGCCAAGGGCGTTCCGGTCAAGCGCGCCTACTACCTGCTGGCCTCCCACGGCTCCGAGTACGCCTTGGACCCGGCGGTGTACGACGACATGACGTACACCCCGCCGATGGTTGAGCGGGTGAAGAAGCTACAGAAGGCCAAGGGCCTGGACGCGGACGGCATCGTCGGGAAGCTGACGTGGACCGTGCTGATCAAGCCGTGATCGAGCAGCCAGAGCTGGTTGCCGATCCGTATGAGGGCCGAATACCCGGCCTGGTAGATGACACCAACTAGGAGCACCAAGTGCTGAAGCGAATCTCAGCCGTCCTGGCCGGCGCCGTCGTGGCGCTGGTCGCGGTCGGCGTAACCCCCTCGTCCGCGGTCGTTCCGGACCTGACTGTCGTCAAGGTCGGCTACAACGCCGCCGGCCCGGACACGCTGGTCAACCGGTGGCAGGAGTACGTGGACCTGCGGAACACCTCCGGTGGCCTGCTGAACGTGCGCGACTGGAGCGTCCAGGACGCGTGGGCGCACGAGAAGAACGGCAACAACCCGGTCGCCGCCGACTGCAACACCGCGATCTTCACGAAGGCCGGTCTGCCGTGGCTGGACAAGGATGCCGACGACGACGGCACCGAGGACGGGCTGTGGCTCCCGAACGGGCACACGATCCGCGTGTACACCGGCGGAGCCGCGGACAACTCCGACAACTCCCAGCACTCCATGGTGCTCAACCGGGACGCGTGCGGCTACAACGGGCACTACCTGAACAACCTGCGAGACAGCATCTACGTCAAGCGGGCCAACGGGACACTCGTCACGAAGTTCGTCTACGACTTCACCAACGGCTACTACACCAGCTGACCCGAGTGTGATTCGGATCCTTAACTTCAGGCGCCGAAATATCACACACCTAGCCTGACCAGGCTTATTGCCGCCCCTGGCAACAACTCTGGTCGGGCCTTCTTGCTTTCCCGACCCTTTGGAGGGGTCATGCAGGTTCGCCTGTTTGGTCGCGAGCCCGCGGCCGTGCTGTACGCGGTCAACGCGGTCATCGCGTTCGTTGTCACCCTGCCCTCGGTCGGCCTCTCGGAGGAGGCCGCTGGGTGGCTGATGACCGTCGCCTCCGGTGTGATCGCGCTGATCGTGGCGGTCCTCACCCGGCCGTTCGTGGTCTCCGCACTGACTGGTGCGCTTCAGACCGTGCTGGCCGGGCTGGCTTCGTTCGGGCTGCCGATCACTCCGCAGATGACCGCCACGTTCATCGTGCTGGTCTCCGCGGTGCTCGCGCTCGCCCTGCGCGCCAACGTGTCCCCGGCGCCGGCGGTGTCGGACTCCCACCCGGGCAGTCACACCGGCGTGCAGCTGTAGCCTTCCCTTGATTCCCCCGTGCGCTTCGGTGAGCGGGTGCCAGCTACCCTCCCCGGGTCAGCTGTTGCGTAGAGCCGCCCTCGTCCTTCGGGACGGGGGCGGCTTCTTCGTTTACCCAGCGCAGGGGGGATGGCTCGGCTACGGTCCTGGCCATGTCACCGGATGAGGCCAAACCACGCTGGTACGAGAAGCGCATGAACATCGAGACACGGATGCGGCTCGTGACGATCTGGGCGCATCCCGACGATGGGCCTCACAGGGACGAGGCGCAGCAGGCGATCCGCGCCGCGGTCGAGGAAGCCCACGACGAAGGACGACTGATCGCGCTGACCATGGACCCCGGCGGGGCGATCACATGGGCGCCGAAGGTTCCCGCGGGGGAAGTCCTCGAAGTCCTCGATTCGGCCGGCGGGGCGTTCGCGTACGCCTACGAGAAGCAGATCTATCGGAACGGGTACGGCCAGGACGACCCCACCCCACAGGTGCCCGTCATGGCGCACCTCACCGTCTACCTCTAGCGGCGGCCCGCTTCCTGCTGGGGGCGGTTGATGCCCCACTCCCGCGCTGACCAGGTCAAAGACATAAGGAAAGATCTGTGCTTCCGTGCCCCTCGCAAGAGCCGAGTGCTGAAGGCAGGGCCAGACTTCGCCTGTCAGGGACACCGCTCGGCACGCCAGCGACGAGGGCAGGAGGCCCACGATGCACAGTTCAGAGCTGATCGACGAGCACGTCAAGTGCAAGGTGATGGACGAGCACCACACCGACGAGATCAACTACGAGTCCGCCCCTGTGGAGACGTGGTTCAACGATGTCCACCACGTGCTGCCGCCTAAGGACCTGATCTCGACGGGCGTGGCCCGACACGGTCTTCGTTGCGCGCGGCACGGCGGGCCGGTGTACGTCACGGTTGAGGAGGCCGAGCGCGGCATCCCCCTGGACGACGTTCGCCTGCTGGAGCACCCCGACTACCTGAAGGCGCTGGCCCACCTGGACGAGGAGCTTGCTCTCCTCCCGGTCGTGGAGTCCAGCGTGGCCGGCGGGGACATCGAGGGAACCCGTACCGGCCAGGTCCTCGTCAGAGGAGAGTCGCTGCCCCGAGGCAGGTACCGGCTCGACTTCGGCGACGGCATCCGCCGCGTCCTCGTGGTGTAGCTACCAGCTGGGCCGTACTCCTCAGCTGCTAAATCTGCTCCAACTAGCAGCTGATGGCAGCTCGCGTAGAGCGGCCCCGTCCTCCTCCGGGAGGACGGGGCCGCTCTTTCGTCGTGTCCGGGCTACTCGTCGACGGGCTTCTCGTCCTCCGCTGGCCACTGCTCGGCGGGCGCCACGTAGGTCCCTCGGGCGTGCACGGTGACCACCCAGCCCTCGTCGCGGAGGATCCGCATCGCCTCACGGACGGTGCCACGGGAGACGCTGTGCCGGGACTGCATCTGCGCTTCGGACGGCAGCAGGTCTCGTTCGCCGAGTTCACCGGTCTGGATCTGGCCGCGGATGAGTGCGGCGAGCTGCTGGGGGAGTGGCGTGTGGTCGAGTGGGTCAAGCGGCACGTGATCGATTGTTTCGGACCAGCCTGTACGTGTCTAACGTACAGGCCGTATAAGACGTTCTAGACGTCTAAGACGTACAACACGTACAGTGACGTCGTGCCGGAGCCTGGAGAGCGCGCCGTCTGCAAGAGATGCCACCTGC